GCTCGCGAGCCGTCCGTCACAGTGCTGGGCATTATCATCCGACAACGGATTATTTTTGTTGAGCGCACTCGCTGCGGAGATGCAAGGCTTAGTGGCTCTCAGGATCGAGACACTGGGTAAGCGCGATCTCCGCAGCCCCAAATCCGGATAGGGTATCGCAGGCCATATCGGTGTCATACGGGACAGGGTACTCAGCCACCCTAATTTCAGGGTTTTCGTCCGAATAACGGGCCGCCCAGGCGTGCATGGACAGTGGGTCCCTGCGAACAAGATCAGGCATAGGCCACACGGTTCGGTCCCAATCGGGCGCCTGTCCACAGATAGGCCACGCTCCGTTGATGAGACCGAGGTCGCCAAACTTGATCCGAAGCACGGCGCTCTTCGGATCCAAGCCGCGAAACGTGGCTGAAAAGCCGCCTAAAGAGCTCATTCGAGGTTGGCGCTTGTCCAAACACAATCGGTCCAACTAGCGCAGACACCCCTGGCAGAACTGCCAGTCCCATGCAGGTCGCTCCTATTCAAGAGCGGCATCGGAAAGCGAACCTGGAACCCGCTGTCGGAATCGAGCTGTCTCGCTCGCTCTCTTCACAGCACCGTCCAAACCAGCACCCCCGCGCTGTTCACCGTCAGCTTCCCAACCGTCCCGTCCGCCTTGGCCAGCAGCAGGTACGGCACGGCCGACCCGCGTTTCAGGGTCTGCTCATCCGCCCGCTCCAGGGCGCCGCGCAGGCGGGCCTGGTCGGCTGGGTCGTACTCAGCGGGCGCGACAGGCAGCTTCAAAGCGGGTCTCCTGGAACCACGTCCAGCCGCATTGTCCCGATCCGCCAGCTGGTGTTGGCTGCGCCCGTGAACCTCACGCGGATCTCGCGCGCCTGGAACAGCAGGTCGGTCGGGCTGGTCAGGGCGATAGGGCCGAGCACGCTCTCCGCCCCGTTTGGCCACAGGCGCCCGTAGAAGGTCGCGGTCAAATCGCCGTCGGCCAGCTCATCCGGGATCAGCCGCTGCACCTCGGCCTGGGTCTCGCCCAGGTCCAGTTCGATCGGTCCGGTCTCGATGTAGGGCTGCGCCCCGTCACAGGCCACGCCTGTCTCATGCTCGTACAGATAGCCGGAAGCATCCACCATCAGAGGCTGCGGATAGACGCCGCGCCCGCTTCCGCTTAGGCGCGCCAGCTGGCCGATGGTCCAGACATTGCGGTTCTGACGCGCGCTCTCGCGATAGGCCCAAGCGACATAGCGGTCGCACTCGTCAGAAGCCGAGGACGGATAGAACCACCACACCTCGCCCTGGTCGGCCAGGTGCACGGCGCTGACCTTGCTCACTTGATCGGCGTTGATATCGGCGAACACATAGTCCTGCACATCGCAGTCCAGCGGCTGGACGCCCTGGCCGTTGAACAGCCAAAAGCCCCCTCGCCCCATCCAGGCGGCGATGGAATCCCGCGCCGATACCGCGCCCTTGCTGATCACGCCGCAGCCCGAGCCCACCCGGGTGAAGCCATAGACGAGCGGCGTGCCGATATAGCCCGCCTGCCACACGTCCACGTCGGTGAAGGCCAGCACCCCGCCGGCCACGGCCTTGCCGCATTGCAGCGTGCCCACTGTGGTTAGGTCGTAGTCGCCCGCCTGGTTGGTGGCGTCAGCCGTCCACTGGGTGATGTTCTGCTGGTCGCACCAGGCGATCTTGCGCCCGTCGCCGCCCGCGCCAAGCGCGAACAGAAAGCCCTCCTCGGCCACCACGATACCGGCGCAATTGGTCGGCGCGCCGCTCACCGCCGCAGCGGGCGTCGCGGGGTCCAACGTCCATAGATAGATCTTGCCGTCGGTGTCGCTGCACCCGACCAGATCCTCGCCCCAGGCGTCCAGCGACCAGACCGTCGCGGGCAAATAGGCCACGGTATTGGGCGGCGGCACGCCATAGTCGCCCGCGCCATAGGTCCCGCCGCCATAGCCCAGGTTCTGCGCCGCGTCGGCCCGGCCGACGGTGAAGCCACTGGGCGTGATGTCGTGGTTGGCGCCCGCCTCGTCCTGCACATACAGATTGGAATGCGTGCCGACGGCGATCCAGCGGCTGTTGGAATTGTCGCGCCAACTCAGCACCGCCCGCGCGGCGCCGCTGAACGCCGCGGCCGAGGAGCGCAGCTGCCAACCGCCCACGGGCTTGATCTGATCCTGCTGAAAGCGGATCAGGTCGGCGTCATACCAGCGGCCCTTGGCCTGGTAGATCGTGCCGTTGCGGAACACGCCGGCGGGCGGCGCCAAGACCACGAAGGCCACGGTCTCACGCCGTCTTCATGATGAAGTACAGGCCGTAATAGGGCGGCAGATTTGTCGAACCACTGGCCGTATGGCTGTGTCCGCCGCCGCCTCCCGCGCTCTGGGTGCTGACGCCCGTATAGGCGCCATTGATCGACACGCCGGTCCCCGCGCCGTTGATGGAAATCCCGGTGTCGGCGTTGTCGGTGTAGATGACTCCTGGCGACAGATTGGCCGTCGGCGTGCCGCCGACCTGGCGGTTGTTTCCCCCGCTGATGTTTTCCACCGCGTGGTTATGCCCCGGATCGCTCACGCCGTGACTGTGGCCTGGATCGCTGACCCCATGGCTGTGGCCGGGATCAGTCACCCCGTGACTGTGAGCCGGCATTTCCGACGTGGACAGGACGTGGGCGTCTACGGTGATGGTCTGGCTGGCCGAACCGCCGGAATCGCTCAAGGCGTAGGTATTGCCCGCGCCCACAATGAACCGGTCGCGCAGGTCCGGCGTGCCGTTGGTTCCGTCGCAAATGGCCCAGCCGGCCGGGCAACTCGCCGCCAGACCGTACCAGTGGATGATCATGCCCGCGACCAGTAGGGCGGACGCCGCCATCGCCACGGCCTTCAGGTCTGTGTCGATGCTGTCCAGGTCCCCGTTCAGCTTGGTTCCCCAGCTATCGGACGAAGCCCCTACCTCGGGCTTGGTCCAGCCGTAGTTGGCGGTTGTCGTGTCGCCCATGTCAGCCCCTGATGATGTTGAAGCGTTCGCGCCCGCCCGTTGGCGCGTCGGAGATCAGTCGCGCCGCCGCGCCCGTGCGGTCGGCGGTCTCGATGTCGGTCAGCACCGCGCCAAACAGGGCGGTCCAGGTCTGCAGCCGCTCATCGGCGCGCAGATAGGGCGCGGACTGGGTCAGGGCTCCGTACAGATAAGCGTCCGGATGGCCGGTTAGCAGCCAGTTGCTCGGATTGCTGTCGGACAGGGCCGGCAGCGCCTGCAGATAAACAAGCTCGGCCGCATAAGCCTGATCCGGGACCGGATGCAGCCTGAGCTCCGAGCCGTACAGGGCGTAGAAACGCGGCTTGCCGCTCGCGGGCGCCCTGAGCTTGGCGTCCATCTCCTCGGCCGTCAGGTAGCGCAGCACCGTGGTCCCGGCGCTACTCGTCAGCTTCACGAGCCGTTCGGACAGGAAGTCGGTCGGCAGGTCGACGTATTCATCGCTCCAGCTCTGGGTCAGCCGCGCGGTCATGGGCCGCACGCGCAGGCGACGGTTCATCTGCGCCTCGGCCAGGGCGATAAAGCTAGGGATCTCGGCCGTGAGGTCCAAGCGCCTCAACCAGGCGGCGATCTCGGCCTTCAGGTCGTCATAGGTCGCAAGCGCCATGGTCATCTCCTGCGGCGACAGAGGCGCCGGAGGACGCATCTTGTCCTCCGGCGTTTGGGTCAGGCTTAGGAGGTGATGCGGCAGGCCATCTGTGGACGGATGGTCTGGAAGCCGTAGAAGACGTCGATCCGGCAGGGGAAGGCGTCGTTGTTGATGTCGTAGGCGCGCACGATGCGCATCGACACCCCGTCGTAGACCTCCCGCGCCACGAAATCGACGCCCTTGGGCAGCACCAGATCGGCCGTGGCGAAGGCGAAGGCGTCGCGGTGGAACGCCATCTCCTGCTCATAGCCGGTGGAAGCCGCGCCTGTGATGGTGATCGCCGCGCCGTTGGCCGGCGAGGCGCTCACATTCTGCTGGGCGCCGCCCGTGACGATGGCCGGGCTGATTGAAAGCTGGCCGGTCGTACCGGTCATGGTGGCGTCCGCCGCCACCACGAAGGGCTGCAGGCGCGGCGTCACCGCCTTGGTCTCCGGATGCACCTCATAGACGCCGGCGATGGTGAAGGTCGTGCCGTGGGCGAAGGTGTTGGTGTTGGCCACCCCGCCGATGTTCAGCGCGGGCCCGGTCTGGCCCGCCCCGCTCACCGTCACCCCCGCCCCGGTGTTGCCGTTGGTGTGCGTGGGGACCAGCGGGTTCTCGAACCAGTCGAACCCGGCCGTGCGGCCCATGGAGCCCTCGCGGTACTGCTCGCGGATGGCGCTGGAGTCCTGGAACAGACCCTTGAGCGCATCCACGATGGTGGCCGTGGCCAATGGCGACAGGTGCGCCGTGCGATTGGCGTCCATGGGCGTGAGACTGTTGTTCAGCCTCGCTCGGGCCTGCAGATAGGTCAGCAAGGTGTTGGGCGTGGTCCCCGCCGTCCCGACCTGCTGATAGACATCCTTGTACATCGTGAAGGCGTCGGCCTCGAGTGAGGCCGCCAGCACCGCCATGGCCGGCTCCAGGATGCGGCTGGAGAAATCGTCCAGGGACAGAGTGAGTTCGGAGGACGAGAAGTTCACGTCCACCCCTTTCTGGGTGGCGATCTGCAGCGACACGCTCTGCTCAGTAACATCTTGAGCTGAAAGGGTTTTGCCCGTTCTAACCGTATACTGATTAGGCAGGCGGATCTTGAGGGTGTCGCCGATCTTGGCGCCGGCCTTGGCGAAGCTGTCGTCGTACTGGCGGTTGATCGCGCCGATGAAGGTCAGCTTGTTGTGCAGCACGCGCAAGGCTTCGCGGGTGATCTGTTGCGGGGTGAGAAGAGCGTTGGCCATGGTCTATCGAACCTTTTTGCGGAGCTGGCCGCGCCGGTGGCGCATCCAGTCATCGGTGGACATGCGATTGGGGTCTTGGGGAGCGGAGCCGCCGCCGCCCACCTGAACGGCGGGGCGCACGGCCTGGGCCTGGGCCAGCCTTTGGCCGGCGGCCTGTTGCTGGTCGGCCTGATGTCCGCGGTAGGCGTGGTGAAGAAGCACCACCAGCCGGGGGTCGCTGACCGAGGAAACCTCCTGCGGCGTCAGGCCCTGGCTCATGGCGAACTGCCCCAGCTTGGCGGCGTATTCCGGCGACCAGCCGTCGATCTGTTGCGCGAGTTGGGCCTTGCCCTGTTCGATCTGCTGAGCGTGTTGGCGCTGCCGGTCGAAGGCCTGGACCTGTTGTTTGTGCGCGAGTTGCCCGGCCGCGATCTCGTGCGCCTGCTTCATCTGAAACAGCTGGGTCAGCAGCTGCTGAGCCCCGGCCGGATTCTGCTGGTGCAGGGCGGGCCAGTTCTGCTGCTCCAGCCGCGCGATCTGATCGCCGAGCGCCACCAGCCGGGCGCAGTCGGCCAGATGCGCGCCGTGCGCCTCGGCCGCCTGTTGCAAGGCCTGATGGCCAGCGTCCAGCGCCTGCCGTTGCTGCGCGAGAGCCTGGGTCTTGCGGGTATAGTCCGCATGACGCATCAGCGCGCCCTTCAGCGGCGCCGGCACGGAATAGGTCTTGCCCTCGTGCTGCACCTCGACCAGGCCGTCACCATCATCCTCGTCGTCGTCATCCGGCGGGGGCGCTTCGGCCGCATCGGTCTCTTCGGGCGCGCCCGGCGCATAGCCGTTCGCGCCCGCATCCGGCTGCGCCGGCGGGTTCTGTCTCATGGGGTCCTCTGGGTTTAGGCGAAGGCGGCGCGCGCCGACGGGATTTACGGAGCCGGCGCCTGGACGCTGTTAGATGTCTCTCAGCCCAATCTCACTGAGCGAGCGAGAGATTGGCTCGCTCCAGCCTTTCTCACCCTGCGCGCGGGCGTCGTTCAGCGCATCCTCCAGCGCAAACGGGTCATGCCTGCGCAGCACCTCGATCATGGCCTTGGCCTGGTCCAGGTCCTTGGCGCGCTTCAATCGGCCCGAGGCGTCGCGGCGTTGGGCCAGGATCAGCTTGTGCACGGCGTAACGCGCCGGCTGGGGGACGTTCACCAGAACCCCGGCGCCGGACAAGGCGACCGTACGTACCGCGCCATCGATCAGCCACGCCAGATACTGCAAGGGTGCGGCCCCGGCATTCAATGCGGCGAGCGCCACCGGATTGGAATCCTCGCGGCTTCGCGTCGGCGTGACGAGATCGACCAGATAGCCGTTGGC